CACAAGGCTCTAGAGTACATTCTAACAAAGACTCAAGAAAGATGCTTTCGGGTGGGGCTACTAACAACATTACAGTTAATGTTCAAGGGAGAATAGGAGCCTCCGACACAGAACTAAGACAGATTGCTACTAAGGTTGGTCAAATGATTAACAAAGAAGTGAATAGAACAACCTCTTCAAGAGGAACATTAGGGTGATTAAATGCCTGACCACTATGTATTTTTAAAATTAGGCGCAGGTAGCGCAAACGGTAACGACTTGACTACGAACATTATTCCTCTAAAGGCTACTAGTGTAGATATTTCAACAACTAAAACAATCCCTTCAATAGATGTTCCTTTGGGTGGAATATTACAAGGAGAGTCTGTAACTGCGGCATTAGATTTAGGTATGGCTTCTAAATCAATAACCGTTAATGGGTATATTTTAGAAGATGCTATAGTGAAAAAGTTTAGTGATGATGCAAATGCAATTAGTAGAACCTTCACTGCTATTGAAATTGCTCAATTAATCCATTCTAGTATTGATTCTACGGGACTTCAACCTTACCAAGCCATTAATGAATTAGTTTTTCTTTACGATTCTAAGGTAGATTCTTCTTATACCCAAAGAACACCTACAGGAGCAACGCAATTAATCCCATTCACCTTTGCATCTAGAGGGGAAGGAGGATTAACTACAGGTACTCTAGATAATCAAGGGGTTGTAAGACCCAACGCATTCCCCACCAATGAATATTCTAATGGACTAAAGGGCTTTGTTCGTAGTTTTAATAGCACCATTGATTCTACTACTATTGATATTGCCTTTTCATTAAACTTTGAAGTAGCCACAGTATTCCCTTCGGGCAACATATTAACCACAATAGAAGAAGCATTGGAGTGATACAATGTACCGTCTTTTAACAGGAAAGCAGAGAAGTTTAGTATTTCCTGTTATGTGTAATGCTCATGTTAAAATAGATTATAGCGATAATATTCCTAAAGGGGTAGATGGTTCAAGAGGTTCTAGTGATGATATTACTTATGGTATTTGGAACCATACAGACTCATTTACTATTGAATCTACTTTTACGCCTTACGATATTAACGGGTATGCTTTGAAGGCTAGTGTACCTTCAACTACTTCTTCCGAAAGGTCAATGAGTGGAATTAGTAAATCAATTGCTGATAGTAGTTCTACTAGAAATAATTATACTTCTTTCAAATACCTAGCGTATAATGATAAAGAAAACTATGAAATGAGAATATTCCATAGTACTAAGGCTAAACTTTCTCTATTAAATGTTACAGACCATGCGTTAAACAACCCTTCACAATACAAAATACGGTTTGCTCTAACTCTAAATAGCACCACTATTACTTTAGATAGTCCTATTGTTATTGCTCCTGTTTTTGGTAAACCTATTGCTTGGGCTTCCTTTGTCGCAAAAAGTGTCTTTGATGCTGATAGTGTAGTGACTTATGCACCCGCTACAACAGTCGCTATATCAAGTAACTCCGGCACGACAGTAACCTTTGCTTCAACCGTTACAAATGATTTCCATGTAGACCAACTGCTCTACATTCAAAACGGCTTTGATGTTGCTTTGGTAGGTAAAATAGCGGTGGTAGGTACTACCACCATCACTTTAGATAGCGCATACTCTCCCGATTTGACCGGCAGTACTCTTGTAGTGCCTACGACCAAGAACCCATTATACGCAAATGAAGTACATCATGTGGCGGCTACATACAACCAATTCAATAAGAAAATGACAATCTACTATGGCGGGGTAGAAGTTGCTAGTACCTTTCACACTCAAAGCACGGACTTTTCTTTTGATAGAGAAGACTTTTATTTAGGGGCTAACGGTTCAGCAAATACAGGAGCAGATTCGGCCAAACTCAACAATCAATTCATGGGTGAGTTGCATGAATTTGCGTTTGTTAATGGGGCTAGAGAACAGTTTGATGTGACTTCATTAAACCCAAGATTTACGGATGCCTTACTTTATTTTAGATTTGAGGAAGTGGATGAATGACTGTTTATGCTATGAGGAAGGGTACATCACCAAACCCTACCGTAGTTACCACGGTTAATGATGCTACAAACAACATAAATTTCAATTGCCCTACTAACCCTCTTCTTGTAGACTCGGCTACTGTAGCCACTACAAACAGACTCTTTGCATACATTTGCACAGAACCTACTTCCGGCTCTAGAACTTTCGTCCAAGAATTACAAAGCGGAGATTCCGCAGGGCATCAATATTCTAATTTGAGCAATACAGAAGGATACAAAATTCATTGTTATGACAATAATTCCGAAACGGGACTAAGGCTCAATGGTATATCCCCCATATCTAGCCAAGCAAATGAATGGTTTGTTTTAGTTTATTCCGATGATGCACTAACCCACCATTTTGCTAGAATAACTGAGATAAATACAGATGATGTTTCGGGAGATAGTTTTGATTTTGAACCGAGACTTGGTACTAAAATTCCTAGAGACACTAAATTTATGGTTTTTGAAGGGCCGGCTAAAACTAATACGACCGTTGTAGCAGTGTCGGCGGGAATATTAAACAGTGAAATAACAGGCGGATATAGGTACAATAAAGCCTACATTACGGCAAGACCTATCTTTTATTTCTTTGATGATAGGCTAGATAAGAAAAATGAATTAGACCACAATAAAAAATATTATCTTAAATACGATGATAGTAATATGGGTTCTGCTACTGTTACACCTTCTCAAACAAACTGTTTTGTTACTGTAGAGGACTTTAGTACTAGAATATTAGATTATAGTAAATACACAATGAAGGCTAGCGTTATAGATAATTTAAGGGATTTAGATGACCCGACTGAAAACGCAGTTACTTCCAACGAAGGTAATACTTTACCCACAAATGATTTTACAGATTACGATGAATGTTTTTTTAACTCTAGAAGAGATACCGATAATTATTTTTCGTCTAGTGCCGCTACCTTAGAATTAAAAGGGCCGTACAGATATATTCACTATAATTATTCTCCCGAAAAGGCAAATACTAATTTTTCTTTAGTGGACTTTACAGTTTTGGAATCAATAGGAAATAAAGGAGGCTACGCAGATGCTAAGTTATACGATACTCAAAGAATCCTACCAACTAAAATTAAAGAATTTGACTTAATGAGACTAAGACACCGAGTACATACTGCTAACATACACGAATTATTTCCATTAAGGGCTAAGGTTAATTCTTTAACTTCGGGCCAAACTTATGTTTTTGACACGGAGTATGATTTATCTTCTCTACTAACTGTAGGTGATGAAGTGAAAGTAGGTAACAGAATGGTGATTGTAAAAACAATTGCTTCGTTTTCTGCTCAACAACAAACAATAACCTTTGAAACAAGCAGTAGATTAGAGACAGAATCTTCCTTTGATAGTGTTTCTTCTTACACTTTAACTGCGGGAGATAGATTATATCGTAGGGCTTGGAGTCAATCAAAAGGTAATCTTTTGACAACTTTCAAGATAATAAATAATAGAAGTAGTAACCTAAAGGTAGTTTTCAATAATCTATTAGAGGCAACAGTAACGGGTTCAAGTGCGGAAACTAAAACACTTACAGTTTCTTATGACAATTCATTGTATGAGGCATCTTCCTCTGTGGGTTTCTTTAAGGGAGCCTACACTATTGAGATAGAGAGATTTGAAGGAGATATTGAACAGATAGATTCTGTTAGAGAGCATGGACAAAACTTCACTAAAATATCGGGTCGTAGCAATTATTCAAAATTAATTTCTCCTTTAGTAAATAAAAACTATTCTTTCAGTAAGGATATTATCTATTCTAGTAATAGCCCTTACAATTCTATGGAGAAGGTCGGTACTGCTCCTGTTTTGTTTAGTAGTACTGCGTTTACTTTAACATCTACCACTGTAGACCCTGTGGTTAATGACCATCTATTTGTTAAATACGGAAATAAGAATATGGCCTACATAGGTCAAGTACAAGCATTCAATTCCACAACAGAATTAGTCACATTAACTTCTGCTTCCTTTACTTCTACTATTGATTCGGGAGGGGTGCAAGCAGAAGAGATTTGGAAAATCTCAAACAAGAATTATATATTATCCAAAGCATTATCGTCGGACAATAGGAATTCTATCTTCCCTACTTCTCTAACAGGTGCAACTGAAAAAGGACTATTCTTTGAAAGTGGTGTAGATACTTCCAATAGTAATTCGGATTTAGTAGGTACTTCTGCTTCTACGGACACTAAAGCGATTGGATACCACCTTAACAATCCTACAAACATAAGAAAAGACGAAGCGTTCCAAGCGGTATTATCCGATGGAGGGACTACTTATTCATCAGTTGAGCCTGTAAATACCTTGATGGATTTCACAGTTGTTTCTTCTAGTACTAAAGACGGAAAGACTACACTTGAGTTAGCACCTTATGTTCCTTTGACATTAGGAAGATTGGAATACAATGATGCTGATGTGTTAGACACTACCTTTGTTACAGTAGGGAACACTGTAGGGGTTGTTCTTCATAGTGCTAATCGTAGATACATAGAGGTTGATGGTCTAGCAAATAGTCCTTCGGAAAAAGACCCCGTTTACATAGCAGGTATTTTTGCAGGATATATTACTCAGTTAGTTAAGCCTACTACGAGTACTAATTGGAGAATATTCACAGACAGAGGGATAGGACATACTGCAAGCCAAGTGGTTAGTATATTGAATACTGCTTCTAGTGTAGAGCAAAAATATACTAGTGATTTGTACTTTGTTAATGGTGGGCATTTACATGGAGGTAAATTTGTTAGCCTATTGCACCCGTTTTTCGGTAATAATAAGCCGATGATTTTCAACATAGCGGCTACTTACATAGATGGAGTTAAAAGCACTACTTCGGAAAAGTTTGGGCAACCACTGTATAGAATTTCCCACATGGAAAAAGGTACTTTTGATTTCGTTTCTCCTGCGGTAGTTTCTACTTCTAATAAAGACGATTCTAATTTTTACTTAGGCGGTAGTAAATTAGGGTATTATGCTTCGGGCTACAAGATAGGGGGCGGTTCTTATATTGATTCTAGTACTTATTATGATAGCGTTATTGGTAGAAAGGTGGGTTCCCCACATTTACCAATTGAAATGAGAGGGAACTTTCCTGCTAGTGGCTCCTTATTTTTTGATTATGATGTATATAAAAGTGGACATACTAAACCCACAATTTTTGTTAGTAGTGACCCAACGGATGATTCAGCCGCAATATCGGGTGGTAGTAGGTATCGTGTTAAAGATATTTTAGAACAATTTGATTCTAAAGCAAGTAGACTATTTTTGTTTAGCAACAGTGATTTATTTCCATACACAAGTAATAGAAGTGACAGTTTGATGAATAGTTCAGTTGTTACTGCTAAAGATGATTTAAAGAAATTCAAATTGATGCTAATGTCTTCACCGACCTCAACTGCCGGTAGTGTAAAACAATCTAAAATGGCTACTGAAGGCTCATCATTAGCATTAACGGACGAAAGTTATGAAGATGCCGCTATCATTGATGTTGATAAAAACATTACAGAATTGAAAAGAGCAGGAATAATGAGATTGACTGAGGTAGTATTTGATGTAGCGTTCAATCAATTTAACCCCGAAAAACCTCCTGCCGAAAATAGAACCATACCCGAAGTAACTTATTATTATCATTCGTTTGCTTCTGTAGGTTGTGAGGTGGCTTCTTATGGTAGTTCACAAATAACAGTACATAACTTCGGAGGCGGTGCAACAAGCATTTCAGTAAGTGATAACGACATTTTAGTAGATTCTAACCGTAATTATATTGGTACTGTTAATGGTAATCAACCTTCTGTGACAACCATTTCTTTAGATGCTGACCCTGTGCCTACTAACGGGGGTTCCGCTTATACGGGGGCTTTATTCAAAGTTGATGAACTGTATAGAACGGTTATTAAGGGCCACGGTGGAGAAAGCAGTTTCTTAAACTTTGAAAATGAAATCAATTTCTTGAAAGGAGTTGTGCATAATGATGCTTATGCTCCTACTTCTAGTGACTTTATTTCTATTTTTGGTACAAGTAATACATTAATACGGCCTTCCAATGTTGCAATTGCTTCACAACAATATTCCAATCTAATTCTACCTTTAAGTTTTAATGATGGAATAGATGCTACTACTTCTATTGATGGGGGAATTGGAAACTCAACAAGCGCAAAACACTCTAGTACTTGGTTGAGTAAGGTAGATGCTTTACCTAATTCTAATAGTTCTAGTGTTGATACCATATTTCAAAATCAATTACATGGCGTTTTCTTGGGTAGATTTTCTGTAGAGGATGGTATTACTGATGCTGATGAAATGATGACTACAGGGACTACTTTCCCTGCTAATAATAATACTCACTTAAGGAAGTACACAGAAGATATTACTACTATGAATATGGGATTAAGTAGTGCTAGCAATTTTATGTCATTCAAAAATAGTATTGCTACAGAAAGAACGGCTCAATCTAATGACGCTGATGGAGTATTTATTGGGTTTAAGTTTAGACTTAATTTAGATAGTACTCTAGGTACAGTTACTAAAACCACAATAAATATGCCTAATGGTGATAGTGCCTATCAATACAAAATAACAGGTACAGAAATTCTAGATTTAGTAAAGGACTTAACAGGGTGCTATTTAGCCTCCGAATATGTGGCTGAATATTCTACAGGTTTTGGACAAAATGCTAGTTATCCGGCAAATCCGAAGGGAATAAATAATTCAATGCCCCATGAGTTAGCATATGTTTTGAGTCATGCGATAGATGTAAATGATTCAACTCTAACCCATGTCATAACAGTAGATAAAAATTTAACAGGAAAATATTATAGAGTCATGCAACCTAACGAAACTACATTTTACAACTTTACCCCCAACAGAATTAAACTAAATACTCTATCTAGTGAATATACCAAAATACCATTTGAAGACAAAACCTATCAAGGCACAAAGGATTACTTGCTTCTCAAAGGTTCGGGTAGTAGAGGTAATTTAGTAGGTTCAACTTATACTTACAGTAACGAAGGACACAATGAAGCGGTACTATCTATGTATGTTCTAGTAGACCCCGATATGCAAGCATTAGGTGGAAGTAGAGATGAAATAGTACCGAGAACCCATACCGCTTCTTATAATGTATTTGCTGATTCGGCTAATTACTATGAAAAGAATTATTCTTTATGCTTATCCGATGGGGATACAACCTACAAAACCTCGGCTGAATTTCAATACATAGGTGCTAGTGGCGGTGCATATGTAGATTTTGGTGAAATGAAAACTATGAAAGGTATAGTTTCCATGTCCGAAACTTTCTCAGTAACTACATCAAAGAATGTTAAGATACGCCCAAAGAGAGCCATGATTGGTTCCGTAGTCAATGTTTGCAGTGAGGCAGAAAGTATCCTAAACGATTTATTAGAAACTAATGACATAGAATATTCTTTCTCGGATACTAATGATTATCCTCTTTTCTTAGCACCAAATTACAAAAGCACTGATTTGTTTTCTTCAATAAATTATGTATTGGAAAGAAAGGATAAGGCTTTAATTTACGAAAATGATGCGTTCTCAATTAGAAATAAAACTAATTCTACCTTCAATCCAAAGATATTCATAACAGACAGAAACAACAAGTTTCAAATTGGTGACTTTAATAAGTCCGATGTATTGTTTGATTTCTTCAATGAAATAATTGTTTATGGGGATGCTCATGTTTCTACTAAAAGAAACTTAAGAAGCATCAAGACTAGAGGAAAGAAAACTTTAGAAATAGACGAGCCTACTATTTTTACACAACAAGATGCAGATAAAAAAGCAACCGCATTACTAAGATTACATTCAAGATTAAACCAAAGGATAACTATAGAAATAGGGCAGAAGGGAATTTCTCACCTAAGAGCAGGGGACATTATTTCTTTAGAGTTAGTTAGAGAAAACATAGAGAAAAACCAATACATAATTTTGGAGATGGAGCATGGGTTTAATGGCTTCGTTAAATTGCAATTAGGAAGATTCTCTAAAGGGCTAGAAGATAGATTCGCTGAATTGTTAATTCGTACTAGAAAGAATAAGACTCTACTTAGACCAAAAGAATTAGCAGAAGCAAATGAAAATGCTTCCTTCTTGGATAGTATCAAAATCAATGAACGCCGTTTGGTAATACAGACAAGAGTTTCTTCGGGCGGAAGTTCTTTTAGTATAGGGTTCGTGGAAGAAATTGGGTTCGGATTAGAAATGGGATTCGGCACATCGGGTAGCACAATAACAACCACAACAGTAAGGGAGGTAGAGTATTGATTACAGATTCAACAAGACAGGCTATAGCCACGCACCTCAAAGACACCTACACGAAGGCTAGAATAGGCTTAGGAGGCAATTCTACAAGTCCCGTTGCTACAAACTTAGATGTACCCTTGTCAAATGTTATTGCTACAGTTAATTCTTTGTCCGATTTGAATGTCGTTGATTTCAAATTTACTGTAGCGGGTTCTTCAATTTCGGGTCTAACCATTAGAGAAATTGCTATTTTCAATAAAACATATGACAATTCGGCAGGAACTACTATAGCAGAATATACAGAAATGCTAACAAGAATAAACTTTGAAGGCATTGGGCCTTTCTCTTCGGGAGATGTAGACTTTTTCGTAACTATTGAGGTGGAATAACATGGCGGCAAGTAATAACAACGGCGGATTTTCAAGAATGGGAACAGACCCTACAGTTAGTGGTCTAAGAGATGGAACAGATTTTCCTCATAGTGGAATTTATCATGCTTTGAATTCTGCTACTCAAGGAAATTATGCAATCATTGATGGTAATAATTTCAACATTACACAAACAGATGTTGCTTCTAACAGTAGATTTGTTGTGGCGGCAGGTAGAGTTTTTAGAGATGGGGCATTAGTGTCGGCAGTCTCTACGGCTACTTTCAATCAAGGCACACCTTCTACATTTGATGAACCCACTAGCGGGAATGCTTACTTTTTACTAGTAGTTAATTCTTCAAATGCTTTAGCAATTTTAGGAGATAAGGCTACTACTGATTTAGTTCCTAATCTAACAAATAGAGATGAGATACCTATTGCAGTTATTAGATTGACTAGCGGGGAAAACTATGACGCTAGACATATTCAATTTTTAACTACTTCTAAGGATGAAAATTCATTAAGCATTGGACATAATGCTAGCGGTTATACTGAATCGGGAAATATTACAGGTGATGCTAATAGCATAGATATTGTTTCAACTCCTAGTAATGCAGATATTAACTTAGTACCAAACGGTACGGGGAAGGTGGGCGTTGGTACTGCTTCTCCTGCTACTAAATTACATGTGGTAGGAGGGGCAACTCCTATTGTTAGAGTAGACGGTGGTAGTAATAATGGTACTACCGCAATAGACAATAACATTCAAGGTGTTGAAATAAGTAAATTCGGAATGAATACAACAAATAAATACAACGGCGGATATAAATTTACTTCTACCGATGAACACTTTACTACAAATAATCCTAAAATGTTGGCGGCTATGGTACATAGAGCATTACAGACTTACAGTGGAGATACCACAGGTAATTCAGCAATTGACTTCTTTATTCATGATGGTACTACTACTGACGGAACCGGCCCTGCTTCTGTTAAACACACAATGACTTCTTCTGCTTTAGGTATAAACACTGATGCTCCCGATAGCGAGTTGCATGTAACGGGGACTTCTAATCCAACAATAACAGTACAAGAAACGGGGCAAACGGGCCATGTAAAAATTACTGCTTTACAAGATTCACAAGCGCAGTTAATTGCCGAAAACGCAACTGCTAGCGAAAATTGTCAATTTGATATTGACTCAAAGGCAGTGAATGGACAAACACAAGAAATAAGATTCTTTAGAAATTCAAATAGTGGTGCTGATGGATATGTCAGCATAAAACAAACAGGTTCAAACAACAATGCTTTCTTATTTTATTCGGATAAAGACGGTACTGCACACCAATTTGATTTTTCTTCAGCGTTAAGAATAACTGCACCGAGTTCCGATGTTACAATTTCTAACATAGTTGATGATAAGGATTTGATTTTTAAAGCAAGTACCTCTAGTGCAACAAATGAAATTATGCGTGTTGATAGTACTCAACAGGCAGTCTCTATTGGAACGGTTACCTCTAATGCTAAATTAACTGTTAATGGTGATATTTCTAGAAAGGGATTAATTAGAAATGTAACTACTGTGATAGGGGCTAGTGGCCCACCGTCCCCTCTACCTGTTTATTCGGTTTTAGATACTGATGATTTAATTATTGCCTCTGCTCCCTCCGGTGGTGTCCCACCTAATTCTTTAGATGTTCAATTACCAGATGCAGGAGCAGAAGATATAGGAAGAACATATCGCATTGTTGCTATTGATGTAGCGGCGGGTTTAACTATAAACAGAACAGGTTCGGATGATGTTTTCGTTGATGAAGCATTTGCAGGAATCTCACTACCCCTTTCTTTATCAGTAGGTAAAGTTTATGACATTACTTGTGTTGATGCTAACAAGTGGATGGTAATGACACTAAACTGATAGCAAAGTTTATTTTCTACACCACCCTCCTTTGCTTGTGAGCCTATTCGTTTATTTTTTTGCCGCCTTTATTTTGGGATTTGTTACTGTTTGGTTGGCTACCCCGCCATCAAAAGACACCTTCATAATCTTTGAAAGCGGTGAAGAATTAGATGAAATGTGTTGGGGCGGTCTAAGGAGAGGCCAACAATGAAAATTAGAATTGTAGAGGTATCTCCTAGAGATGGTCTACAATCGCTAGAAGAATTTGTTCCTACAGAAGTCAAAAGAGATTTGATTAACTCTCTTTACGGTGCAGGTTTCTCCCATGTAGAAGAAACAAGTTTTGCTCATCCTAAATTTGTACCGCAAATGGCTGACGCAGAGCAAGTTTACCAAAAAGGTTCTGTTTTAGTTATGAATAATAGAGGTTTTACTAGGGCTAAAAAAATAGGAGTAGAGAAAATTAATATTGTTTTTTCCCCTTGTGAAACTTTTAACTTAAATAATATGGGAAAAACTAGAAACGAAATAGTATTGATGTATAAAACATTCATGGATAGAGTACCAAAAGAAAATGTTAGAGTCTATTTATCTATGGCTTTTGGTAGTCCTTACAGTGGTTCTTTTTCTCCAACTACGATTCGTTCTTGTATTAGGGATGCTAAGATGTTTGGAAACACTGTAGTATTTTCCGATACTGTAGGTGTAGGAACTAGAAACGAAGTTGGCTTATTTGCTGAAATGGCTTTAGAAGAAGGGGTCATACCCGCCTTACATCTACACCATAAGGGAGAAGAAGAAAGGGCTATATCTTTAATTAGAGCAGGCCTATTTTCGGGAATAAAAGAATTTGATAGTAGTATAGGTGGCTTAGGGGGTTGTCCTTTTGTTGAAGGCAGTGGCGGTAATCTATCTACGGAAGTCCTCGTAGGACATTTAGAAGCATGGGGTTTTGACTGTGGAGTGAAAATAGAGGATTTAGCCCCTGCTAAAAAAATCGCACAATCCATAAAAAATGCCCAAAATGCAAAAATGGGCCGCATGACTCACCCCTAAAGGTAAGCCACACGACCCTAATTTATTTCCATATGCCGCCGCAACTGCGACATTCCCAAAGTTTAACCTTCTTATCCGAACCAATGTAAAACCCTTGAATCCTTATTGCGATTGTTTTTTCTTCGCAATAAATACAAGTTTGTTTTAGACTCATTTCCTATCGGGTTGGTTTTCTTTCATCAGTCTTCTCATGTAGTCTTCTACTGATTGTTCAGTTAAATTAGAACCACCAAACGCCGCAAAAAACAACAAAATAGTAGTCAAACCAAACAATAATGCTCCAAGCCATTCCCAAGTACTCATCACCAATCAACCTCCAAATTTACAAATTCTTCTTTTTCTATTGAGAAGGCTTTAACAAAACCATTCTCTTGACCATACTTCCAAATATCATATACGATTTTAGTATCTTTCATACAATATTCTACTACTCTATCATACTCTCCTTGTTTCCAAAGTCTAGGAGCATCTGCACTTTCCATTAACTTACTTTCATTGAGAGTATTTACTCCTAAATTTTGGAGTGGGAATCTTTCTCCGTGATTCTTAGTTAGGATTCTACTAGTATCTATGTACTTCTTATCCTTTAGGTACTTGTTAATACAATAAATATCCATTGAATCTTTGAGGATTGCTAAGTCAAATGAAGCAATGTTATGTCCTAGTAGTACCCCACCTTTCTGTAAGTGTTCGTCTAAATCATACTTTAAATCTCTTAAGGACTTTACAATATGTCCCGATTTAGCGAAGGTGTCTACTGCTTCATCAACATATACAGTGCCTACTGAACCATCCCAAGTAGCAACGGTAGAGACTTGAAACATATGGGTATTACCAAATCCACCAATTTCATGAGACATATTTTTTGTCTCTATGTCTAGTGCTAGAACTGACATATTATCACTTCTTGGAATTGCCCGACCACGCCTGTTTAATCTTCTGTTGAGTTTCATCAACTGCTTCAACCGGCTCATCTGTTCTTCGCTTTAAGAAAGCAACAATGTTAGTGTTGGCTACAGTTAGCATGGAACAACATTCCCATCCTTCTTCACCATAGGTATTCAAAGATTCAATAATTACTTTCGGCCCTTTTGTTACATCAAAAACAATAAATGTATTTTCCCAATTCATCTTATTCACCCTTTAATTTTATGAAAGTCTGTCTTCCTTTTTTCTTCATTGAGAAGTTATTTTTTATTTTGTCAAAGTCGTTATACACTTGGCTTTTCTTTTTACCTGTTCTTTGCATTATTCTTAGAAGTAAGTCCGACTTAGAAATGAATCCTTCTTCGTCTTTCTCCATTTCTTGATATTGTTTTAGAAACGCTCCATTGGCCCTGTGTTTCAACTCGTCCTTGTTGGCCGACTTAAGACTCATTTCTAACCACTCTATCAATGATTTATAGCAGTTTCGCACAATAAACGCCGCTTGATTAACATTTCTTCCATTGACGATGAACCGCTTTTCATCATCACGGATTGAATTAGCCTCTGCTACACAACAAAGAATTGCAATTTTACCTAGCAAACCTAGCCATCTAGTTTGGAAATTCTTCACAATATCCCGAATATCGCCCACTACAGAATCACTCCAAGAATCCATATCTGTTAATCTCATGAGTAGAGTATCATTAAACTCCGGCGCAAATCGTATTGTCAAATTAGCATCGGGCTTTCCTGTTTTGTTATTAGGATGATTTACAGTACCTTCGTATTGTTTCTTAGTCAATTCGTAGACCTTAAACAGAGCATTAGCGAATCTTTCTACGGGCATATTACTCTCTTCAATAACACCAAAATTGGCTACAATTGTTTCACGAATGCTTCTTTGTATGTCTTCCGGTACATGCTTTACTAATACCAAAGCCCTTTGAAATAAACCTGTTTCAACAATCGCTTTATCAAGATTTGATGGAGGGAAGGTGGTTGCTAGAATAGAACGCTGAGAACGACATTCCACTTTTGGCCCTTCCTTTAACTTCTTAGTAATGACCCAAGAAGAACCACAAAGACTGTTACATAGAGTGTTCAAGTAAGTGACAATTCCTTCTTTGTGTTGTGTTTGCTTGAAGATACCGGAGTTGGAAAATTCGTCCCAACGGGCTAGCCCATGTCCGTCTAATTCTCCTTTGATGTGGTTCCATCTGTTATTACCGTCATCGTCAATGTACTGCTCTTGGTATCCAATCAAGGCGGCATCAGTGTATTCTACAATGTCAAAATTATCGTATTGTTGTAGGGGGATGCTGATTGGTACTTCATCATCTCCTAAACCTTGATTGCTTTCTCTTTGTATTCTAGCGATTTCTTCTCTAGGTAGTAGTTTCTGTGAGTTGTTAATCTTAGCCCAAAGTATATTGGATACAGGCAATACGAAATCCATAATTGCCGTCTTACCTGTACCGGAGTTTTGAATCCAAACAAAGTGTAGTCGGGAATCGTCGCTACCCTTTCCTCTAGGGATATGCACAAAATCCTTTACTGCTTGTCCTAACAAAACCAAACAAGTTAATGCGGCGGGAACATCGTTGTATTTAGAATACTTCAACGCTTCTTTCATCCATTCACTAACCAATGTTGGTAGTTTTTCTCCGATAACTTCGGTTTCTTCTTCTTCGTATATTTCATCTTCATTCATATTTTCACCTTCTTTTCACTAAATAATACATCTAATATTCTAGATGCAGTTTTTTCTCCTATGCCGTCAAGTTTAGTGAGGTCTTGTACGGTGTGGAGTCCTATTTCTTGTATGGAACCAAATTGCTTTAAGAGCATTTTGGCTTTCTTGACTGATACTCCCTTAATTGTAGAGAGTACATCAATACGCAAATCTTCTGTTGTAACTCTTTTGATTACTTCGGGGCGTATGGCTTCTCTGTTTAGTGGCTTAACTTTACAGAAAGCGGTAATCAAAAGAGCCGCTTCCTTCTCGCTTTCCACCCAAAGAGGTTTCGTATCAGTGTCTAAAGCAATTCTAGAAATGCCTCCTAAGAATTTATTCTTGAGCATTACTGCTCTTGTGCCGTGGGGCATCTTACTCTTAGAATTACTAATCACTGATTCTACGGCTTCGTTTAAGGAACCATAAATTATGACAAAGTTATGCTTGTAGTGCCTATCCATGTTATCTATTTGATTCCACATTCTTTTATTCATCAAAGAACCTAAGAAATCTACAGTAGATTTTGCTTCAAAACACATATCATCAAAGACATAATCTCCGACTTCTATCCATTTCTTCTCCATTTCAATTGACAAGTACTTGGCGTGATACTCAACCAATTCAACCAATTTTGAACCGGCTCTTTCTCTGCTATCAATAACCAACATCTCAATCAGTCCATTGTAAAAGTGTCCGGTATTTAAGCGAAGTGAGGATTTTGGGTTGGTCTTTTCTGTAGCCTCGCATTGTTTCTACGAAAAGGAACATTAGCCATTCATCCCATTCTTCGGGAAACTCGCTCCCTTCATTAGAGAAAGACTTTGCTTGATAGTAGAAATCGCCCATGTGTAATGGGTGCTTCCAAAAGACTCTATCTCCTTCCATGTAAACTTCCCAACCATCTTTACGAATTATCAATTCCGGTTGAGGATATTCTCCATCGGGGTCATCATCAAAATATGTTGGTGACTTAGTTAGTTTCATCCATTTCTTTAAGTTAAATTTCAATTTAATTCCTCCATTGTTTTTCGTACTTTTTTAACGCAACCATCACAAATGCCTCCGGCATCAAAACAATTAGCGCAACCGTGTTTATCTTCTACGGATTTACTAATTTGTTTAAGTGA